CGACAGTCGCCCAGATCGGTTCAGCAGAACTTCCCGCATACGACCTACTCATCAAAATCAGTGCAGCGCGCTGACCAAACCAAAAGGAAACCAACATGGCAATCATCTACCAAGGCGACGCAGAACTTCTCATCGGTTCAACAAGCATCGCGCTGAATTGTAATAATGTCACCATTGAAGTCGGTCAGGATGCACTTGACGCAACTGTCATGGGCAACACTGGGCGCAAGATGGTCGGCGGTCTTCAGACTGTCTCTCTTTCGGCGACAGTGTTTCTCGAGTACGGCAACAGTTCGGTGGAAGCGTTGATCTACGCCGAAGTAGGACAAGGCGACACCACCATCGTGGTCTTACCAAGTTCGGGGGCCGTTGGAGTTGGGAATCCCGAGATAACGATATCCAACGCCATGATCTCCTCGTATAGCCCGATCTCAACGACGGTCGGAGACCTCAGTACCTTCACATTGACGGCCACTGCTGGAACTTGGGTTCGCGCTACTTCCTGACCTTGAAAGGTTCCCGGCATGATTGGTATGACTCTCAAGGTAGAGATGCTCACAGGCGAAATCTATGAGGCACCAGTGACCTACGGTGTGGCGGCGCGTTGGGAAGACCAACACCCGCTGACATCGGTGTCCAAGTTCTTGGAGGACATGAAGTTCAAGCAGTTGGCATGGCTCGCTTGGGATGCTGTGCGCTCGAGCGGAGTCGTGGTTGAAGTGTTCACAAAGTGGCTAGACAAAGTGGGAGACATCACCTTCATCCCAAAAGCGGAAAGCAAGTCGGAAGGGCCACCAATCTGATCGCACAGTTGGCGGTCAGAACAGGGATCAGCCCGCTTGATCTGATGGACACTCCGCCGCAAATTATAGATGAGATGATTCGTCTCATCGTTGAGCAGAACGAGAAGAAGTAATGGCCGTAGATCTGACCGCAAGCATGGAGATCCAAGGACTCAAAGAGTCTCTAAAGATCGTGAACACTGTGGACAAGAAACTGCGCCTAGAGATCGGGCGCGACATCAAGCGCATCGGTGAGAAGACTGTCGTCGCCGCCATCATGCAGATCTTGCCTCCCGGTGCTCCGATGTCAGGAATGGAACACGCCAAGCGGACAGGCTGGTACAACTCCAAGAACAAAGGCATCAAAGTGAAGACGAACACTCGAGGAGCGCGTCGGCGCAACATTGACAAAGGTGCCCAGTATGAGACTCTTGCAGTGATCACAGTCCAGACGACTGGCGCGGCGTTGGCGATGATGGACATGGCTGGCAAGGGCCCGAACCGCACGCGCAACTCCAATCCGAAACTGGCGCGACCGAACTTTGTTCAAGTGTTGAATGAGCGTCTTGGCAGTGGCCCGTCACGGTTCATGTGGCGCGGTGGCGAGAAAGCGATCCCAGACTTCCAGCGCGAACTGAAGCCCAGCATTGATCGTGTGATCTATCGTGCGAACCAAGAACTCATGAAGGTGAAACTCTAATGGCCATTAACCTCCCGATCGTCACGCAGTTCTCGGACAAAGGGCTCAAATCTGCCAAGGCCGCGTTTACCAATTTCAAGACAGACGTCTCCAATGCGACTGGCGCAATGGGCAAGTTCAAGGCTGGAGGCAACGCCGCCCTCAACGCAGTCAAGGCGAACGCTGGAAACTTTGCAATGGCGGCTGGTACGGCCATCACCACATTCGCAGTAGATGCCATCAAGCAGTTCCAAGACCTTGCGCTAAGCGCAGGCAAGTTCGCCGATGCTACTGGTCTTTCCGTAGAGGAGGCCTCACGGTTCATTGAAGTTGGCAGCGACATCGGCATTGAGGCTGGAACGATTGAGTCTGCTATCGGCAAGATGAACAAGACGCTCGGCGCAACTCCTGAACTCTTCAAGGAGTTGGGCGTGGATGTTGTACGCACAGACTCGGGCCTCACCGATGTCAATGCAACCTTCTTGGCGGTCATTGACCGACTTAACGAGATCAAGGATCCAGCGTTGCGCGCTCAAACTGCGGCGCAACTTCTTGGCAAGGGCTGGCAGTCAATGGCCGAGTTAATCAACCTCGGCTCCGACGAGATTGAGAAGTCACTTAATTCTGTGTCAGGCGCGCAAGTGATTTCCGATAAAGAGTTAGAGAAGGCCAAAGAGTTCCGCGACACCATGGATGGAATCGGCGATATATACAACGGATTCGTCGTAAGTGTTGGCGGCTCTTTGGTTGGTCAAATTAACGGTTTGGACAGTTGGCAAGGCAAAATCAAAGCAATCAGCCCCGCTGCGCGAGTTGGAGGCTTTGCCATTGACAAATTGACAGGATTGTTCAGCGATAACAATGATCAGGCTGAAGAGACTGCAAAAGAGGCGAAGCGTCTCGGCGATGCCTACGCTGGATATGTCGGATCGAGGCTTGCACAAAGTCGTCAGGACTTCGCATTGTTAAACGGTGCACTTGAAGATCAACAAGGCGAACTCTCTGCGCTCACTGAAGATTGGCAGACCTTGCTTGGCGTTCTGGACACTCGAGAAGCGTTTGACAATCTTGCCGAATCGCTTGACGCAGTGTTCACCGCTGGTGTCGCCGCGTTTAGCGGTACCGCTCAAGAGGTGCGTGACTTCAACTCGGCGCAACAGGATGCCATTGAACAGATCGCCGATCTTGCCGTCGCGTTAGACCTCACTTTCGGCGAGCAAAATATGCTCAAGATCTTTGTGGACAGTGGCGACTTGATTGCGGCAGGCGAATACCTCAAGACTTTGGCTGAAGGTTTCGGCGTAGATCTTGGCTTCGGTATCGGTATTGTAGGAGCGCGCGCCGCAGGTGGCCCCGTCTCGGGCGGTCAAAGTTATTTGGTGGGAGAAAAAGGGCCAGAGATTTTCACACCGTCAAGCAGCGGCATGATCACGGCGAACTCGGCAATCGGTGGAGGTAACACTCTCATCGTCAATGTTCAAGGAGCAGACCCACAGGCCGTCGTCAAAGCGTTACAGGATTACAACCGCACCGCAGGCCCGATCCCAGTGAACACTCGAGCGAACTGATGACCAAACAAGTTTGGCAAGTTGAACGATCCGCAACTGACGTCACGCAGCAAATTCAGTCTATGCAATACTCCACAGGGAGGCGCACACAGTTTGATTCATGGTCGCCAGGCTTTCTTAATTTCACAATCAAGAACGACAGTGAACAAGCCGACAACTACGAATTGAATGAGAGAATCATTCTGACCGCGGTCGGCACCGACTTTTACCAATGGTTTTATGTTCAAGAAGTTCTGTTCAACGATCTTGGTGGCGAGGGTAAAGGTTCTACGGCAACAATTATGTGCACTGATCTGCTGGGCAGGCTTGGTCGCATCTCTGTTTTTGAGCAACTTTTAGCAAGCGAGAACACTGTTGATCAGATTGTTAATGAGTTTGATTCTTTAATGCCGAGTGGCACAGAAATCGCTGGTTATAGTGCCGGTGATTCTATTGCGGCCGCTGATGCCTCATACACAGGCACTGCTCTCAACCGATTGAACTTGAACATGACCACTGAACAAGGATTCCTTTTTGTTACCGACTTGGGCATCTATCTTGCTGGTCGTTCTGGTATTGCTGATCTTGGGCCTCAGGTACTTACTTTTGCTCGCACTGCTTCAGGTTCATACCAGTTTGGTTATTCGGACATTAAGCGCATCGCGCTCGGCTCAAATTATCTGAACACTTGCACAGTGACTCCACCAGTCGCCGCCGCACAAAATCAAACAGAGGCGACAGGTGTGGCCGCGTACGGGACTTACGGCGCAGAGTTCGCCACCGTGGACAACTCCGCCGCACAAGCGAAGTCTTTCGCACAGTGGCAAGTTCAATCTCGATCTGACCCTGATCAACTGTCATTCCAGATCAGTGTCTCCGACACCGCTAACAACCTGAAAGAACTGTTTGACAATATCTATTTGAACAAGCCGATCGTCACCGTGTCCTTCAAGAAGCCCGGGAACGCGACGACATTCACCAGAACACAGATCATGCAAGGCTGGTCAATGACAATCACACCATCAAGAACGGACATGGAGATCTTCACCAGCCCGCTGACATACACCAACTTTTTCACACTTGACTCCGCCACTTTCGGAGTCTTAGACACAAGCCGACTCGGCTGGTAAGGTTCCCTCATGGCGCAGAATAATCAATTCCAAGTCGGCCAGACGCTCACTGCGGCCGAGATGAATCTTCTCCCGTTTGGTGTGTGCGACACCGCAGGGTCGTCTAGCACCTACACGCTGACAACATCACTCGCGCAGGCGACAGGCATGACAGTTACATTCACCGCTGACTCGTCAAGGCTTTACAAGATCACCTACTACGAGCCACAGGTCAAAGGAACGACCGTCTCTGGAGCGTTCGTGGACTTGGAGTTACGCCAAACAACCGTTGGAGGTACACAACTCCAATCAGTTCTTGTGGGTCAAGGTTCAACGGTGCAGATGACCAACAGTGCGACTTGTATGTTTGTGGGTACTTTCGCCAGCGGATCAATAACTGTTCTCGGTTGCGCTTTAGCGTCATCAATAACAGGAACACCGCAACTTGTGAGAAGCGCGACTACTCGAGCGAGAATCATTGTGGAAGACATCGGGCCGACATGATCCTCACCAACCCTCCCAAAGCGTTGATCGTTCTCGTCGCGATTATTTGCATCACTGTCCTCATGGCGGTCGGCAAGATTGATCAATCGGCTGGCACAGG